GTTGTATTTTTTCAAGGGTTAAATGATTTAAAAGATCTTTACTATGTGAGAATATCTTTGATACTTTTCGTAAACAAGGATATAGCGATAAAGTTGTATCTGCTGTAGCAGGTGATGCCTCTATTACTGGTTGGGGAGATGCTGAACGTAGGCTTAAGCATTTAGAAGACTACTATCAGAAAGAACAACAAGTAGCAGAGAACTTTACTACAGCAGGTATGCTAGCTTTAGGTGTGCCTTTAGCTGTTATTGACCCTACTGACCTACTACTTGTTAGTCCTTTTCTAGCAGCTGCTAATAAAGTAAGGAAAGTTGCAAAACCTCTCTAGTAAGATGTCTCAAGTGGCTTCTCATACTACCGTAGGTGCAGGTGTAGGCTTGCTGTCTATGGCTACGTATGAAGCTGCTACAGGTGTTTATCGTGATGACTCTCTTATTGAGAGTGCTTTAGTAGGGGCAGCACTAGGTGGAAGCTTAAGTTACTTAGTTTCTAAAGGGCAATCACAACCCTCTCTTAATTACACAACTGACTCAAAGGGTAATCAGATTACCCCTGAGGATGCTAAAGTAATTCAAATAAGAGAACAGCAAAACGAAGTAGACTATGTTAATAAAGCTATTGATGAACTTGATGCTGTTTTAAAAGAAACTAAAGCGACTGAAGCAGAGTTAAAGCAAACAGAACGTGGTTTTGTAGAAAACATTAAAGCTATCAACCGTTCTGCTAAAGAAACTTTAAAGGTAGAGAAAGGTACAGCTAAGCAAACATGGAAAGATTCTTTAGCTGTACGTAATCAACAAGGTACTGTACTTAAAGGTGTAACTGATAACCTTAAAGCTATTACTAGGAAAGTTGAGTCAACCGCTAAGTCTATTAGAGTTGTTACTGAACAGACTGAAATAATTAAAGGCTTAAAGAAACAAGCTACACCTATTAAAGGTAATATTACTAAAGTTCAAAACCAACTTGCTAAGTTTGAAGGTAAGTTTGATGAGAAGTCACTAGCTAAAGTAAAAGAACTTGAGACTAGACTAGCTTCTTACCAAAAAGAATTAGGTACTGTAAACGCTAAAGTAGTTAGAGCTGAAACAGTTATTAATAAACAACCTACTGAAGCAGATAAGATTCTTACTGATTATGTTAGACAAGAAAAAGAACTTCAGACTCATGTTAAAGATACTACAGCTAAATATGACCAAATAGTAAAAGAAGTTAATAACAACAAGAAAAGTTATTCTGATTTAGTCAAACAGGAAAAAGAACTTAAGGTTACTCCTGCTAAAGATGATGTGATTGACTTCCGTACTACTGCTCCTTTGACAGAAAAGCTTAAACAGCTAAAAGTAGATGCTACTCCACAAGGATTACAAAAACTTTTAGAACGTAAAGGCTTTCTTGAAGGTGATTTAGCTAAAATGAAGGCTGATGATTTTAATATCGAGAACTTACGTGGTATTAAGAAAGTCAAGAAGAACTACATCGACAAACTAGCTAAAGAATTAGATGATATTGGGAAGGTAAACGACCTAACACAATCTAATACTTTTAAACAGCTTCCTGAGTGGGCTAGAAAGTTAATGATTTCTCCTATTACTAAGCTTTTAAATAGTCCTATTAGGGCTGTAGCAGGTTTTGCTAGTTTACTTCATAGTGGTACTGTGTATCAAGGTCGTATTAATAATATGACAGCTTGGACAATTAAGCAAATGGATGACATGAAGCTTGATAGGATGCACAAAGCTATTATCAACTTGTACTCAGAAGCTAAGAAAGAAGGGTATACTAAAGGTATTGAAGAGTTTAGACTAGAGGTATCTAATGTATCTTATAAGATGACAGGGGCTATCGAGCGTACTAGATTTAAAGATATGCCAGCTACCGCTTCTTATGAAGAACGTTTAGAGATTGCTCGTAAGAGAGATGGTTCTGTAGAGTATGTTGGGTTTAGCAACAATAAGTTTGTTAACGAAGCAGCTAAAGAACACCTAAAGTATTATGAGTATGTTCAGAATAGAGCTACTAACTTAGACCTTGAAAGTCTTAGAGGCACATTTAAGCAAGGATATATCAAACGAGTCTATGATGTTAATAAACTAAAAGACTATGGGCGTGATAGAGCAATTGAAGACTTAGTAGCTGCTCAGGTTGCTAAAGCTAACTATGTAGGTAAACCACCTTCTACTCTTGATATTGAAGAGTTTAGAGCATTGGCTAGAACAGCTGTAGATGAAACAATTAGTGGTGAAGCAAGACGTAAAGCTGTAACAACTTCACTTGGTATGCCAAGACAGACTACTACTTCTGCTGAGAAGCAACGTACTATTGATGTATTTGATGATGACATTGCCCACTTGTTGAGTGATGACCTTGTTAATACTACTTCTTTATATGGTGTAGGTATGCATGGTAGACTAGCTCTTAAAGAGAAGTTAGGCGTAGATAATAACGAACAGCTTGAGTCTATGTTTGACCAGTTAATCAAGAATGATGGGGCAAATCAAAACGATATAGACAACTTACGTGTTGTAACACAAACTATATTAGGTATACGTGAAGTATCTAAGAACCCTTATGACCCCTTTACAAGAGCTATTAAAGGTGTGAGTACAGGGACAAGTGCTTTACATACAATGGCATTTGCTATCCCTACTATTACAGAGGTAGCTTCTATTGCTAAAGAGTTTGGTTTAAGTCGTACACTAAATAACTTAATTGGTAGACCACGAGACATTTATAACCTGTATAAGAATGGTCTTCCTAGTGATAAAAACACAATTGAGTTACTAGTTTCTTATGGTGATGCTCACTTCAACATGAAGGCTAATCGCTATGATGTTGAGAATAGTATATTTGATATAGATAGGTTTGAGGCGTTTGGTTCAGGTGTTGTTCAGAAAGAAGCTATCTTTGGTGGATTACTACCTACTACAGATATGTTAAGAATGACTACTACTGCTTTATATGTAGACTTCTTAGCTAGAATGTCTGTTGCTAAAAAGATTAGTTCGGCTGATATGAAACGTATTGAAGATATGGGCTTTGACCCATCTGACTTATCACGTATTAGAGACACATTAAAGGTACAGCCTGATGGTCGTATTGGGAATATGGATAGAAAGACCTGGGGAGACTTAGATAGAGAACTTACAGCAGGTGCATTGACTACTGTTGAAAGAACTATCTTACACCCTAGTGGTATCACACTGCCTAAGTTTATGACTAATATGGAAGGGTCTGGTATTGTACCTCGTGTATTTGCTAAGTTCTTACGTTTCCCTATTGAGTCTTATGAGCGTATGCTTGTGAGAGGTATTCAGGAAGCAGATGCTAAACAGGCTATTGGTTTTGCAACTAACGTAGGTATGTGGGCAGGTATCTTAGCTATGAAAGATGCTCTACGAGAAGAGGATAAGCAACAGTACACAGAGGACGAAGGTTCTTTGATTAAAGATGCTTTATTGTACAACTCATTTACTTCTTCTTTAATAGTAGGTGTAGATACGGCTTCTGGTTTACTTACAGGTGAAAACTTTACTAACGACTTCCGATATACTATTGGTGGTCCAGTTACGGGTGCTTTAACTAATGCTCAAAGAGGCGATATAAACGTCAGCATACCTATGGGGCGTGTCAGTATTACAGATACTTTCACAGGTGTATTACAACAACTAAACTTAGTTGAAGAAACTAATAAGGAATAACTATGGCTAAACCAAAGGCTTCCTTAGACCAATTAAACTCACTACATGGGATGGTTGCTGAGCAGCTATCCTACAATTTAGATGACCCTAAAATATTAGCCCATGCTATCAAGTTCTTAAAGGACAATGATATTACAGCTGATATTGTAGAGTCAGAATCTATGATGAGTTTAACTGAGTCTATTAAGAAAATTGCAGCTGAGGCAAAACAAGAAGGATACCTTCTCTGTTGTAAGATATGCTTGAGAACGCCTACACAAGCTCACTGAGAGCTTTTTTAGAGTCTACTACTACCATAACCTATCTAAGATGGTGTTAAGGGCGTGGTGGCTCTCTAAAGAGTTCTTTAAAAGGAGAAAGGATGACACAACAAGAAATAGAACACAATATTAAAGATTTTAAAGTGTTCCTAACAACTACATGGAAACACCTAAGGCTACCAAAGCCTACACGTATGCAATACTACATAGCTGATTACCTACAAGAAGGTCACAAACGAAGTCAGCTAGAGGCATTACGTGGTATAGGTAAGACTTGGATTACAGGTGCTTATGTAGCCTGGAGATTATTACGTGACCCTAACGAGAAGATACTCATTGTATCACAGTCAGGTAGTCACTCAGACAACATTAGTATCTTTATACGTAAACTTATTGATACAATGGAACTACTAGAGCATTTAAAACCTAGACCTGACCAACGAAGCTCAGTTGTAGCCTTCGATGTAAATGGTTGTGATGTATCTGTACAGCCTTCTG